AACACGACTGTTAGCGAGAACTACTTGAGCCTTCAAGTCTTCGATTTGAGAAGCGAGGGCTTCCATTTCGTTTGTGTCTTCAATAATCTCATCAGTCATAATCTTCACCGATTGTTGTTCTTCGTCAGAAGCCGAGTGATATTTAATGGTTGTCTGTGCTTCAACCCTTTTTACACTTTCTATGTTGGCTTCTTCGTATGCGGGCTTATGCACAATAGCCAAATGGTCGAAGGTAAAATCTTCCCCAAAAACTAAACCATCATCGTCTGCCTTTACAGGCACACCCGACCCACCAATACTTACGCCATACCCTGCTCTTAGCCAAAGGCCGGATTCTAATGCTTCAAACAATTCTGTTCTCACAACATGAGCGGCGTATCTAACAATGTAGCCTTCTTCTCTTTCTTCAAAGGTTGCTTCTGTAATATATCCTACAATGGCTTCATCTATGTCGCCTTTCATATTACGAGAAAAACCACCGCCAGCCGTAGCCTTCGGGTGATTTAGTGTTAAATCGGAATCAACCATTTGCTCGGCAACAAATTGTGCGCCTTCTTTTGTTAAGGACCATTTGTTTTTATTCATGCCTTCGTGGAATGCTATCCCTCTAATTTCAATAACGGTTTTTCCTGTGGTGGCCTCAAGTATTGCTTCGGCCTCTCCAATTTCTAATTCAAGGGTTACTGCGACTTTTCGACACTCGCCGTCAATCAATTCTTCACCAATACCGCAGGTCTGAGAAGCATACTCATCTTTCTTTTTGTAGCCCTCAACCTTAAATTCATGTCCTTCATGTGCGGCCATACATTCGTCTTCTGAATATCCCATAGCCATACATCGGCTCATGTATTCTTCATGTGATTCGTCATCTTTTGGAGTTGGTTCTGCCGCCTCTTTGCTTTCCATTTTACAAGTCTTATGGTCTGCACAGTAGGTTTGAGATGTGCAAGAAGCGCATACATCATATCCTGCTTCCGCTTTTTGTTTGATAGGAATACAGTTAGGCACACGGCGACCATTCTTTGTTTTCATGCCGTATTGCTCGTAGCCTTCTGTGCATGGGTCATCAGCGTCTTTGGCTTCAACAGATTCGTCTTCATTACAACCGCAACCACAAGGGTTACCGTCTTCGGCTTCAACCTTTTTACCACCGCGCCATTGTCTGCAAGACCAATAACGGGCCTTCCATTTTGGGCCGGGCGAATCACAGTTATGTCGTGAACGGAAAGATTTTCTCCTTGCGGGGTCATCTCTTTTGATTTCCATGTTAGGGTCGCCAAATCTTACAAGAACGACATTACCCTTTTCATTTTTAGTATAAACGCCGAATTTTTTGTTTGCGCCTTTTGTCCTAAATGGTTTGTTTAGAGTTACTGAACGACCTTGATATTCCGCCGCTTCAACATCTATTTCTTCCCAATCCTCATAGGCGACTACTTCCCCGCCGCAACCACAACCGCAAGACATTGGCCTCGCCTTAAAAATAGTGATTTATTAAATTATCACTCTAAAGAAGCGGAGAACGGACACCCATAAAGGGTGGCCGTCATATTGCACTTACTCACCATCCTTTTGAGGATAAATAACGCTCGATAAAGTATGAGATGAGTCCAGCGATAGTAAGAAATAAGAAGTGTTCATACATCACTTACCGCCTTTCTTACCGTTAGTAATTTGGAAGGCTTCCATGTCGAGGCTGTGTTGCTTTTGCATCTTCTCCATGTCGAGGTCGTGCTTTAGTTTAACTTCTTCAAGCATTCGTGTGTGTGTTTCAATTGCTTCTGTTGCCGCTACATTACTTGCGAGTTGTTCCGGCAAAACATTGATTTTAGCAGATTCTTTGCCCTTAAACAAATCAAGAACAGATGTAATGATTAGTAGTGCCGGACCACCGAGAAGACCGATAACTGTTAGTTGTGAGTCTGTAATGTCGCGTTCTTCAACGATAGAGAAATACGAAGCAGTAGCCGCGATAACTACCCACGCTAAAACTACGCCCATACCGAAAGTTAGCATTAGTGCCTCGTTAGGATTGCTCATTTTCATTGGCTTCATATTTTTCTCACCCATCAGTTGTTTTATCAATGTTTCAACAATAATCACTAAAATTAACCCGTAAAGAAAGGGTATTAGCGGTAGGAGAAAATTATTCGATAACATCAGAAGGTCCTTCTTGTGAATTTTCTCTCGGTAATTCACCTGTGCCTACTGATGATTCTTTTCTCTCATCTCCACTTCGCCCTGCGCTCGGTAGGTTAAGAATTTCTAAGGATTGATTTAGTGTAAGAATGCCGGACTGATACCCCAACGATACTCTTTGCATTGTGTTTAGTGGAGTTTCGGTGTCCATAGCGTCAAAGATAATTGTTGGTAGGTCTTGCTTGCGGTGTTCAATTCCTAACAATTCAAGATGTAGCGAGAATAGCCCCATAACTGCGTCTGAAAGTATGCGGTGCATACGGGATATAGCACCAACCGCCCATAGGTTTGCGTTGTATGTTGCGGCAAAGGTTGAACCGCGCTCTTGACCTGCGGCTACTCTCGGCACTTGAAGAACGGCGGCAATATCGCCATTTACTGCATCGAGAAATTCATTACTGTTTGGTATGGTGTTTTCTAAATTAACATGATGTAATTCAACATAATGCGGTAGCACAGGGATTTGGTCGCCACGCAAACCCTCAAACAATGAGATAACTTCATCCATAATGTGTATGAGTCTTTCTTGTTGCTCGGCAGGGTCTTGAATATGCTCGATAGCAGATTTGTCTATTGTTACATACTGCTTAGTCATAGCGTCTTCAAGAGATAGCCTGTTATTCATCGTGTTATACTTCATGCGTATTGCTTGCTTTAGAGAAGTAAATCGGGATGCGCCCCATATACCGTAGGTTTTTCGGCCTTTGTTATCAACAAACCAATTACTGCGATAATCAATTCGTATGTGCATGATTTCGTTTGCCGGAAATGCGGCTTCGGTCATTTTTGTTTCGCGTAGCATATATGTTATCGGCCTTGTTATCGGCGTATCTTCATCGGCTACGAAGTAAGAGCCAAGCCCGCCGCGCTCATCAACAATTGTGATTTGCTTTACGGGTAGGCTTTGTAGGTTTGTGATACCGACTCCGGCTCGCCCTACAATTTTATTTATGTCGTTCCCATACACCATGAGGCCACGCATAGCATTGATTAGGAAATCGTCAAAGTCTAAATCGCTTTCTTCGACTAATTCTCTAATTGCATTTCGGATGCGAGCGTTTTTGCCGCGTGAATAATTGATTTCGTAATTGTTTGCAGTTAGCGATACTGCACGAACCGCACCGTTCAATTCGGGGTCTAACTTCAACATCGAATCATACAAGTCAAATTCGTTATCAAAATTACTATCGGTTCTTATCTTCTCAGTATCACGGACAATATCGGGTATTCCCGCCGCTACTGAAAACGATTTGTTAGTGGGTAATCTCTTTGTTTGCGCTACTACCGGCTCTTTTTTCTGAAAAGACCGGAAGAACGGAAAACGCCTTCGCTCATCAGCCATATTTACAAGGTGTGTCGCCTATTGTATAAAGGTTGGTTTTATTTATTTTTATGTTTTTGCGACTTTTAGAAAAAATAAAACGCTTTACTGCGGATTTATTGGTTATTTATTTTATTTCTTCAAAGGCAGTTATAGGGGTTAGGGGGAATCATCTATCTCTTTGAAGAAAAAAAAGAATAACGATAATCGTTTTACTGCGCCCCGTTTATTTTTTCTGACGAGTAAAAAAACATTAAATTAAATTATAATATAACCTAACCTTTAATAAATACCCGAACATCGTTTGTTTCATGGGGAAACGCTATCACGGTGGAGAAGACCTTATCGCCCAACACATAAACAAAGGATTCGCAAATGATAAAGAATTTGCAGTATTTCTGAACGAATTAGAACCAAGACGTTCTATTGACTCTTGGCGTATCAAAGTCGGCAGGTATCGCAAGGCTAATCCATACAAGCAATCTTCTGATGAAACAATACACACATACTATGACGAAGGCAAAGACTGTTATTTGACTTTCTTATCACATATTGATAACATATTAGTCATTAGTGGTGAAGACCATAGGAATATGCGCCGCTCTTATTCTAATGAAGGCGGCGGTTTAACCATTGATGAAATGTGCGCTGAATATGAAATGGATAGCATTACAATGTCTGCCTATATACGCGCATACAATTGGAAGCACACCATGAATCCTTTAACCGATGAAGAAATCACTTTGAAGGAAACATCAAGACTTGTTCAAGACTACCTAACAATAAAGCGACAAGAAGTAGTCCTAAAGGCACAGAAGCAATTGAAAAAGGACTTAGAGGCCGATGCAACGGCATGGAGAGAATTTAAGCATACTATCTATGACGATTTCCGAACCCTTGTGCCGAAGATTAAATCAACGGCTAAAAAGCCTAAGACTAAGGCGGCACACGAATATGCTCTTGTCTTATCCCCCACCGACCTTCACTTTGGGAAATACGGCTGGAAGGATGAAGTCGGAGAAGAATACGACATGGATATTGCTAAAGAGCGACTTATCGCAAGCACCGAAGCACTACTAACTCGACTACCACACCTGCCGGAAAAGATAATCCTAACTGCTGGTAGCGATTGGTTTCATGTTGATAACGACAACGGCACTACAACCAAAGGCACACCGCAAGATACCGATGCGACACCTGCTGAAATCTTGATGAAGGGTTGCGCTTTGGCTCGCCAGCATATTGATATGCTAAGAAAAGTAGCACCCGTTGATGTAGTCCTTATGGCTGGTAATCACGACAGGCATACTTCTCTTATGCTTATGATGTATCTTGAA